CCAACAGCTAAATTCCAAGCTGTGTTTGGGAGTGGACGAAGCTCAGACTCTACGAAGTAGCAAAATTCTTCATCTCCTTCGATGACAACACTACTTATGATGTCTTCGCCATATTTCCTAATTGCATTGTGTACAGTGTAGGGTGATCCGGCTTTTACAGAGTGTGTATGCTTCGTCATTCTCCGTTCGTAGTTGTTGGTCACACCAACATACCCTTGAGTTTTTATGTCTGTGTGATTTTTATGCCTAATCCAATAGACTACATGATCTTCATTACTCAAGCCGCGTTCTCCGAATTTTGAGAGCTAGAATCTTTGGGTCCGGGTTGTTTAGCAGTCCCCTCGCCAGCCGTGCGCATACCCTCACCAGAGTTGCTAGATTCCATCGTAAATTCGAGAGAATTAATATCTGTATCAGGCGGAATTTCTTGAATGCCCTCGGCCCTGCGGATACGGTTGATCGTAGCAATGTCTTTTACCGCAAGCCCCACTGACGCTGTACGTTGAACCAACTTGCCGAGTTCGTCCGCACTCATCTCCGAGATATCTCCCGGCACAAAGCGTGGCAACCTCTCTGTACTCCAGCCATTTAATTTGTAGAGCTGAACTACAAGATCATTGTTAAGCACATCAGCGATTTCATTCAAACGGTGTGCCATCGCAAGGGATACAAGATTTGTATCAGAATCCGACAACGAGAACGAACCCAAGTCGCCACCATTCTTAAGGATGTCTACACCCAATGCAGAGTACACATCGTCAGCATGACGACGGATAGCAGCATCTAGATTACTGCCCGGAATACCCTTCTTTTCGAGCAATTCTATCCCAAACAAATCTTGCTTTGATGCCTCATCAATTAGCTTAGGAAAAATAATTCCTCGATTAGTGCCCGCTTGGATCGTATCTAAGAGTTTCTGACAAGCTTGGTAGACAGCCTTTTTATCGTCAGGGGCATCCTCAGCCATATATTCAGGAGGAAGCCTAATAAGTGGAAGCCCATTGGATTCCTTGGCAATACCTAATAGCTCTTGTTGGCGGAGCATATCAAGCTCCTTCCAAGATTTATATACCCCCTTCAACACAGAGTTACCCGTAGGATCGCCCTTCGTGGCGTCTGCTGTAAACAGCATAAACTTTTCACGCTTAATAGGGATAAGGCCATGCTCATTGGCTTGAGACATAAACATCGCGCCATGCTCAAGATTGGTAATAGACTGTTCGCAACCTAGAAGCTCACGACCATCTTCAGAGAAAGTCCAGCGAGCGATTGTATCTTGTGCGCGAGGAGAGATTTTACGTAGTCCCACCAAGCCATCATTAAATTTGCTGCCGTTCTTTTTGAGACGGCGACGATAAACTTTCTCTTGTACAGAGAATCCGTATGGGAGATATGTGATTACATCAGAGATGAAGCTTGCCCAAGAATTCTCCATGTCGTCCTTACAGGACTCGATAAACTTGGCGCGTGCTTTTTCTTCATCTGTAGCGTCCATTGGCGGTACGACATTCCAAGTGACGCGGGAGAGTAGCATTCGGTAGGTGTTGATGGCAGATGCAATCACTGCATCGTTCATCATCTCTCGTACCGTCCTCAGAAATTGGGGATGATGGAAGGCACGCTGGGGGTCATCAATAACTCTCCCCCACACTGTGCGAAGGCCTACGAAACCTTGTTCACCCAAGGACAGACGAGGTACAGCAACACCATCATCAGCAGCCAAAGCCGCCGAATCGTCTTTTGGCTTCTTTTTAGCTGCCATTAGTGCTCCTTTTAATTCATTAGCAGGATTGTATCATTAGATAAGACTTTTGTCAAATTTTGCACACAATCCTGCGGAAGTGTGTTATTATGAGGTGCCGAAGGCTAGATTGTTGGCACTGGTGAGTTCTGGGTGAACGTAGGAAGAACGAAACTTGGGATTGTTACTTGTCTTGCCAACGCATTAAACGCAGAGGCCGTAGCATCGACTTGGTCATCGTGATTTTTCCTGTCACCAGTAAAGAAGCAAACCTCGTCCAGCCATGCCCGTATGTACTCGCCTTTCACCAGCTTAACGCTGTTATTGTTGGCTACGCTGGCAAAGGGGTTGAAACGAGTAATCTTGCTGCTATGTGGATTGACGCCCTCTGTCCTTGTGGAAATTCCATGTTCTGCGAGAAAATTCACATAGAATTTTGACGCCACCTTGCCAGCTTGGCCCGGATCAACAGGGATAATTTGCATCACATCCAAGCCATCTTTATATGCAGTCTCCTTAATTCCTTTAAGCACTCCTTCAATCTGCCTTTGAAATCTTACAACATCTTCGATATAAAAATTACCAAAAGCATCCTTGGACATAAGAACACCCACCGACCAGTCGCATTTAAATCCATTTGCCTCGTTTGGCACAGAGCTTGCCAAGTCCCACGCCCTAATTTTTGCAACAGGGTTGATTGGGGGGTGATCGACAATCTCAAAAAGTTCTTCATGGACCAGCGCACTACCTTCAATGGCAGCGTCCCAAGAACCATAAAGTAAACGAAGTTGGTTGACTCGCGGCTGTGCCAAAAGCCTGCCGGGGTATCCGGGGTCCACTTTAAGCATTGCAGGATTGTCATAGCAAGTCATAGGGCAAAATTTAAATTTCAAAGGAACAAACTCTTTTCCGAGTTCTAACCCTTGCCCATACTTTTCATAAAGCTCTTCTTCCGAGTCAGCCCACTTAAAATGAGAGTTTTGGATAACAAAGTAACGAATCCTGTGCTCTGTGCCTTTCAGCGGGACACCTTCTGAATCAAGTGCGTAATCTACGACAGGCCGCAGCCACGATGACTTGGAGGGATTGCACGAAAGCATGAGAAACTTTTTACCTTTATATGTCGCACTGCGCAGACGGCTAAGTACAGCAAGAATCTGGTCTTGCTCCCATTCTGCTGCTTCGTCAATGATAAAATGGGTACGTTCCCACCCCTGCACTTCATACAAATCCTTAGGCATTGCTTTAAAATCGATAACACTGCCGTTGGGGAAGACCCATTCTCTAGCCTGCGTCTTATAAACTGCACCAAAGTGCGGGTAAATTTGTTTAGACGCCATAATCATATCCTTTAGCATAGGATATGTGAGTCGCAGAACCATCACTTTTGCGTCCTTATCTTGCACTAGCTTCGCTGCGCGTACTAATGATAAGAAAGTCTTGCCCGATCCGGCTCCGCCCCCTGTGAGGAACAGATCAACGCCTTCCTCTTTAAGTACAAGGCGTTGCTTCTCACTGCAAGGTGCAAATATTGGTTTTGTCATTAAAACTCCTTATTGCCTCTTCTATTTGCGAGTAAAGGAGTTCCATATTCACATCAAAGAAGCATTCTGTGTATCCGTCAAATTTATTCTTAGGGCTTTCATAGATAGTACGAAGCTCCTTAAGTAGCCTTGTTTCCAAGTCAGTACACACCTTACCATCCATATGATATTGTGAAACAACACTAAACTCTTTTCCGTAAGACTTGCCGATAACTTTCGCCCTTGTTTTAGGGTCCCCATTAGTTATGCCGATTTTTATTATGTTCTCGCACGACATTACATATAGACTGGCAGGCTCCTCTGGCCTATATCCCAAAGGCTCGGTGTGACACCGGCAACCTAGCCCATTAAGAATTTCAGTAGGCTTCTTTTTGAAAGTGATCCCGCAGTCGTTACAAATGATATCAACATATGTTCTGGCATTCTTATAGACTACCAAGTCATAAGAATATTTATCTCCAGTCACCTTTAAGGCTTCCTCTACGAAATGCTCTTTGGTATGACTTCTTGCTCGTGCCAACCCAATGTTGCGACAATTAGAGCATCCCTTTCCGTACAAATGCACATAAGGAGTCTGCATAAACCATGCGCCACAACTCTTGCAACCAATTTCTACTTTCTCTCTTGCATTTATGTATTCAACACGCGAGTAGTCAAACTCTCTGCCATGTTCCGACTGTACAGATAAGGCTTTACTAATGAATTCCTCTGTGTTACTCTTGTTATGTGCTGTACGACGCCTCTTCATACTACTCCTGTATCGAGTTAAAATAAGCGTGGCTATCTGAGGGATACAGCCTCAGAGGTGGGAGCTACCCTTTTCGCCACTAAACAAAACACCAAAAACCCGCTACCATTTCTGATAGCAGGCTTCAAAATTATTGCTACACCGCCACTCAACCATGCGAATATAGCGTGCAGAGACTTGTATCCCCTGCCTCACCACTTTTGCCGCCAAAGGCAGCGTAGACGCCACTTGGGGCACTCCCCGTAGGCGAAATTGTTACGAGTATTTAATTAGCCCTCGGCGGCATCTTTTGCTTCGACAACAGTGCTGCAACCAACATCCTCTTTCGGAGCTTCCTTCTTACCAAAGATAGCATCCCAATTCTTATCAAACTCTTCGAAAGTCACGCTGTACGAGCGTGGCCTAGAGCCCTTACCGTGATCCCAATGATAGGATTTTGTATTTTCTGACATTTGTTCTCCTTACTTACTACTTGCAGACCACGTTTCAATCGTCTTACCAGTGCCGTTAAGAACATACACGTTGCCTGCAATCATAGACTCTCCCGGCCTGCCGTTTATGTCGTCATACCCAACCCAAGAATGCCCATCTCGGTTGTAGAATGAAAAATAAACAACCTCAACCATGCTGAACTTTTTCGTGTAATCTGCGTCAGCCTTGTCTTCACCACTCATGATTTTCAAGTACATTTTCTACCTTTCTGTCTAAGTTAAAATGCGATCTCTCGCGTTGATCCGGTGTTGTTTATGCTGTCGTTATCACAGCTTGGCAGAATCCGGCAACTGCGCATGAGGTGCAAGCATCACGCCATTTTGACTCCGATTGTCTGGTGGGATGAACTGCTTGCGTAGATGGTGCCGACACGAGAAATCGAATCCCGGACCTACTGATTACAAATCAGTTGCTCTACCTGCTGAGCTATGTCGGCTGAGAAATCTCCCACTTGAGACACCTACACATGATAGGGCACAGAGGAGGGAGACATATTCTATTAGAGTGCTCAATCCTCACAAACATCATAAGGAGGGGATGCTGCCTGCTTCGGAGAGCACTCTAATAGAAAGCCTCTTGTGAAGCTTCTACTAGCCAATTCTTGTGAAGGTTGAAGGCATACCTGAATATGTGGTTGCGAGGTATGTGTGACTCACCTCGTGCTCTTTACACTCTATGGCAGGCCGAGCTTTCCTGCTTTAACGTCACTTTCACCACAAACAGAATTCTAACACAATCCTAGTCTCTTGTCAAGTTTTTGCACCTAAATAGGATTCTTACGCTATTTTACAGCCCTAACATCGCTCATGTCCACTACTTCAGCGTCAGCGAAATCGGGGTGGATATTGTCAAAATCAAGCTTAGGGGTGTTATCATCTTCTGGCGCTGTCGTCCCGGCCCCTACGAGCCCTTGCGCCTTGATGTCAAGGACCAAGCGATTCAACTGGTCCTGATTGACTTCCTTCGAAACATTGATAAGATAGTCCATAATCTTGTTGGCTGCTTGTTGCCGGATGCGCTCATCCGTGCTCTCAAGCCCCTGCTCCAGCACTTCGATTGTCTTCTTGGACAGCT